AAAACGTCCACCAGTGCATATAAGGCACTGCTCTGATTTCTTTACCGGCAACCTTATTTACAGCCGGAACAATCATGTCTCCGTCCTGTTCCCAGTCCATTAAGCGGGGTTTGGGTTTATTCGGACTATTATCAACTTGACCGCAGTCAATAAATTCGCAAGCTTTCTGACAAGCTTCTGTAAGATGTTCTGATGGTATGCTTTGCCAATCCTCGAACAGAATCTGTAACATAACAACTGCTTTTGCCTGTTTGTCTAACTCTGGATCATTCTGCGCAATGAGAATATCAATGATTGCTCGAAAATCCGTTCTAATAGAAAAATCCACCCCACTTATGTTTAGTGAGGTGGGAAGCTCATAGGCGGTCATTTTGTATACTTCTCCGTATACTTATTGACTGCTGTCTGCATTTTCTTTTTCCTCTTTTCGATTTCCGGTGCGATTGCTCCTGCGATTTTATCCAGAACAATATAAGCAAATACCTGACCATTACCGAATACAGTTGTTGCGGTAATTGGTTCCTTGAACAGATCTTTGGATGCCTCATATCCAAGTAAATAATTGATTTTATCCTCGATCTGTTTATTCAGTTCTGCCATTTCTTTACCAGATGTGACTTTCTGAACAGAATCCTTGAACTGTTCAAAGCATTCCTCCAATTCTTCCGCGCGTGCTGCCACATTGATATCTGTCGGGTTCAGTTTGAAAGAAGAAAAAACTTCGTCTTCGTTGTTGGTAAATGTAAAAATGAGAACTCCATCATCAATTTTGGTATTAATTACTTTTGCCATTTAGCATGTCCTCCTTGTATATGTGCTTATTCGCTGTCAGCTGTGAATGTACCGGAACTGATATCAAATTTTCCTTTTACACGTTCTCCAACATAGTTCACGGTAAATGGAATCTGATAGCCAGATGTGTCACCGCCGTAGGAGGTCGGCACAACGTAGCAATCCTGCTGGTATGCTTCATATTTGCCTGCTGTGGCTTCTGTCCAGAGATGGACTTCAACTGCTTTTGTCTTGAGATTATCGTCTTTGAGGCGTCCGTCTACAATCTTCTGTAACGCCGCGAATAGGTCAGAAGTGGTATCTGCATAAAATGGATCGGCATCAGAAGATACCTCATAGCCGTTATGCTTAAATGTGGATTCTCCAAGAATATTTTTAGATGTTTCGGTATCCGGGTTGAGCTCGATGTTGTACTCTTCCAGGTCCTTTCCAAGACGCTCATATTTTGGTGTCAGTCCTCCGCAGAGGGAACCTGCATCAATATAATGAGCCATGTATTTACGGTCAATCTTTCCTGTAACTGCCATAGAAATGTCCTTTCTGCCTATAACTTTTAAAAGGCTGTGTAGGTTAGCGACTATCTCCAACTGATAGCCGGTTGTTACTCGTTATATTACTTCATAAGTGTTTTCGTAGCGTACTGACAATGGCAATAGCCAATCTTGTACACCACTCTCCTGTGGCTCTAAACCATAGGAGTTATCACGGGTTATACGTTTTATCACTCTCCCCTGTGAAAGCTCTGGAAAAGCATTTAAGCGCATCTCAGAGCTGTTTATGATAACTGGTTCTCGACATATCCATTTACCGAGATTATCCAGAAACTTCTGTACAGACAACTTCTGTCTTTCCTTGTCTGATGCCGTTCGATATACCACATAAAATGGATACTGACATACCTGGTGCATCACTCCACAGACATCTTCTTTTTCTGAATAGACCAACGCCCCGTTGTCTGAAGAAAATGCAATGCCGGATTCTTTGCCGAGTTCTTCAAATTTAATTGTTTCATTTTCGTATAAGCCTGGATACTGATTTAAAAGAGTTTTCATAGCATCTGCTATAATGTCTTTTCCATCTGCATCTTTTCTGATTGGCTTAGGTAAATTATCCACTACCATGTCTGCCACCTCCTGCCTGTGCTTTTACTTTGCGAATCCATGTGCCACCGTATTGCCGTTTAGCGGCATCGAACCATTTAGCCTGTGCCTGTGGGTGTGCCTGTTTGGTGTATTCAAGATTTTCCTTTGCGGCTGTCTGACCAGAAAACTGACTAACGAGGACTTTCTTTGCTCCACGTCTTGCGTAGGGACTTCCGGTTGCCTCGTCAACCATTCCTTTTCCCTCATACAGAAAACGCCCATAAGGAGCCGCCGCAGCACATACTTTTCCACTGCCTTGTAAAGATGTACTTTCTGCTCTTGTACGGTTAATAAAATTCGCTGTGATCATTGGCATGAATGGAACCATGCTGTCCATTACCATTCCATCCAGCAAATACTGTGCTTCCTGGTACTGCCTTGAAAAACGACTCATATTCAGCTTGATTTTCATATCTCCATCGACTACGGAGAACCCTTTAAAATGATGAATTTTGCTCATATTACTTACCCAAAATTTCAAAATGCGGAATCAGTGTATATGGGCCGCCTACACTGGTAATCTTGAACACGTTATCCTTATTCTCGTTCATGTACTGATAGAATCCATTCCGGTAATCACTGTCAGTTATCGTTCCACCAGTCCACTCACCCTCCCAGAAGAACGATTCGTCTGAGAATGTGATTGTATCTTCCAGAGCGTTGTTAATCTGTCTTTTCCACTCCTTAGGCGGTACATATGGGAGAATCTTGCCATCCTTGTCAATAATGGTTATATCGCCGTTCTGGACAGTATAATGGATGTGTAACTGTGCGTTGTCTGTTGCTTCTGCGCCATACTTTTTAAGGATTGCTCCTTTATCGGTAATGAGGTCAACACCGGATAAAACATGAGGATACCAGTACGCATCTCTTGTTGTCGGACTCTCATAATAATTGAAAATCGTCAAAGTTTTTTCGTACATGATACCCTCTCCTTAATTATTCTTTCTGCACCGTCTGCTTAATAACCTGATTCACACCAGTAGCCGACAACCCATTAAACATACCGACTGCAACTGCCGTGATATAATCCGTTGCCGGGAAATCCGGGATAATTCCCATTCCGACTGCTCCAAGAATCCCGCCAGTAATCGCCATAATTACTGGAATCCATTCATCAGAGATTCTTTTTGATGCTTTACAGCCCATTCCTACGATGTAGCAGATCATAACGATTGCTACGCATGAGCCTAATGTTGAAATGTCCATAGCTTAGTCCTCCAGATTCACATTTTCCATAACTGCCCTTGCTTCCAGAACTGCAATATAATCCGTCATTGCTCTTACCTGCATATTGTAAGTGCTTCTCGGACAAGTAGGAGTAAATGGGAGTTCTCCTTTATCCCATTTTTCAAGCATATTCGCAAGTTTCTTATATCGAATAACCACCTGCATATACTCTGCCTTAAAGCGTTCCTTGTAATCTGCACTATTCATCATTTCAACGGTCTGTTTTAATTCCATCATTTCTATCACACTCCTGCATATAAAATTGGTATCCCATCATCCGTCCTCACTCCCATCAACAGCGGTAAAGCTGTCTTAAGAAGTAAGTCGTTCGTTTTCTGTACGTCCCCGGCGACGGCATACACCGCACTCCATTCTTTTGCGCTTGCTCCAATCTGCTGAGGAGTTGCGTAGGAAATGGATTCACTGCCAGAAGATACAGAGGTTACAATGCCTGTAGTGCTACCACCGGACGCGATTGTGGTTGATGCTCCACTAGTGGCGGCATTGGTAGCATTCTTCTCAGCAAGCTCAATCTGATACATTAATTCAGCTAGTGAGCAGACTGCCTTTTTGATGCGCTTCTGTGCGCGAGTATCTGTTGGCAGTCCATCCACCAGTCTGTCAAATGTCATTGTGTCCACAAAATCACTGGCTCTTTCCGCCAGTCTTGAAAAGTCGGTTTCTGGCACGACCGAACCGAAGTATGAAGTTTTATAAAAATCATAATCTGCATAAGCCATGCCAGTTACCTCCTAGTCGATCATCATTTTGCTGTTACAGTCGCGTGTCCAGCGCTCAATGTCTTATAGGTGCTGTCACACTCAACTACCGTGATAACCTGCCCTGTTGCTGCGGTAATATCAGATTCTCCATCCCACGCGCTCCAGTTTTTTACATTCTGTCCGTAGTCTACGGAAGTCTCAGATGATGCAACTTTGTACTTATACACATTTCCTGCGTTTGCTTTTGCCGGAGTAACAGTCACTTTTGTATCTCCACTCTTACTTCCCGCTGCGGAGTTTACAGTGAGAGTTCCAAGTGTCTGAGTTGCGTTGATAGTTCCGACAGCAATAGCGTCAATATACTCTGCAAAGAGGGTAAGCCCCATGATCGCAAATGCTTCAGACACTGCTGTGTGGTAGTTGCCCTGCGTATGGAATCCGATCAGATTTGTTTCACCGGATACAGTGTATACAAGACCTGCTCTCGCAAAGTCAGATTCATTCGGGTCAACATAGTAAAGAACGATGTTCTCCACAGGTGTAGCAATAACTGTTCCTCTTGGGATCTCACTGTCGGATAACAGGAAGATTGTGTTGAATCCCAGGAAATCTTTCATATACTGGAAACCGAACTGGTTCTGAATAGTGATATCAGCTGCGCCGATATATTCGTACACATCCAGAATGTTTACAAATCCAACAACGCCAGTCACATTTCTGTGCATCTGCTTAAATTTGTTTTCTACACGACCCTTGGCCATTGCCAGAGCCATCTGGAAAGTAGTTTCTGTAAATGAGAGAGTACCTGTTTTCAAATAGTTGTAAAATCTTTCAGTAACATTGGTCTGAAGCTGGAAAAGGAATTCATCATCGGTCATCTGAACGGCGTTCTCATAACCGTGATCCTTGATTGCTTCGATAGATACAGCCTTTGCGTACTTCTCAATAGTCATTTCTGCATAGGGCTTTTCTTTTACAACGAATTTGCTGTAAGGGATTTCCTCACCCTCACCAATATTTCCATTCTGTAATGTACCCTCTGCATATTTTGATTTAAGAACCGCTCCGGGTGTCTTTTTGATTGGACGCATGATACCAAGGATTTCACGTAAGTGTTCCCAGTTTCTTTCGAATCTGGTAACAAAGTCAATCTCACGTGCTGTGACCTGGATATCATTTGTCATAATAAGATTGGATTTTGCTGCCATAAAAAAAGTCCTTTCTACCCATAATTGTTAAGGTATTGGGTTAGCGGCTATACTCTGGTGTATAGTCGGTGTAAAAAAATCACTGGAATAACTGGATATTCCGAGCAATTGCAGCCTGTCTCTCAGACGGGTCTTTAATTGCTTCGATATCTTTCTTTGTCATGCTTCCTGGTGTCTGTTGCTGTCCAACATGAGTAGTAAACCTTGCCTGATTCTGCTGAGCCTGTTGCTGAGATTCATCCACAAAAGCGGATGCGTCAGTCTGTTTCATTTGCTCAATCAGATCATTCAGTCCAAGTATCTTACCATTTTTCAGCTTTAATCCAGCTTCTTTGATGTCTGCCATGACTGACCTTTTTGCAGCCTCACTGGAAAATTTAACATCATCAAGTGCTGCTTTGAGTGCGTCTGAAAAATCGCGGTCATAGATCTTCGCATTGAATTCTTTCTCTGCGTCCTCAGCCTTCTTCTTCCATCCAGCAAGCTCTGTCTGAATGTTCGCCGGGTCGATACCGTCAAACCCTTTCAAGGTTTCCTCTGCTGTCTCGGCACGTTCTTTCCAGTTATCTCGTTCTCCCTCGACTTTCGACAGGGTTTTTGCAACTTCCTTAGCATTCTTATAATGCTCAGAGAGTGCCTTTTTAACATCTGCCTGCTTATCCTCCGGGATTTCAATTCCAAATGATTTTAATGTGTCAATAAGTTTCTGCATAATATCCTCCTGGTCGTGTTTATTGACCTGCCGCCGCAGGTAAATGGATTAAGCCAGTTAGACCACTGGCAAGGTAATTGGAAAGGCAGGACTCGAACCTGCGGTGTCAAGGACTATGCGTCCTCCGCTCTTCCAACTGAGCTACATTCCATTAACCCGGATTCCCGGGTTAGCAAGGTATTTATCGTGTTATGCCTGCCACTATCCGACTTTCACGGAAATGTTGATTCATTTATAAGGAGGTGTTACCAGTCAGTCGAACTGACTAATGAATATGCCGGAAATTGCATCCGCTTTTCAACCTCCAGATTCCGCTCAAATCTGTTTCTATTAAGGACATATTCACAAAGAAAGGAGGACATGAAACGAAAAAGAAAGCAAAAACTTCTAATCAGCAAGCCCTACAAGGTTCACCACGCCTTGCAAGATTATAGTATCACATTCTGTAAAAAAAGTTGTCCCCACATTTAACCAAATTAAAGCATATTTCTTAACTTATCAACGTATCTCTTAACAAGATCTCGCTCTTCCCTGCACTCTGCGTCCTTGGACACATCGCTCAATTCTGTGGTAAGCTCATCCAAGTGTTCTTCCAGTGCGGCAAGCATTTTTCTTTTGCAGTCTTCAGACTTTCCGGAGCGATAGCTCTGCTTCTGCGTCATGTAGTCGTTATATGTGTCTCTTCCATCAGATCGGCTATAATTTCCTCTTCCGGTTCCGTAGTCGCGACTTTCATCACCGTAAGAGGTGCCACGATCATAATCTGGGTACATCATTCTTCCATCACTGCGGCTGTATCTCCCCATGCCGCCACGTTTTCTTCCGCGCTCGCTGTAATCGTCATTGTATCCGCTACGCATTTCATCAAGGACGGCGTTGTAATATTCCACCTTTTTGTCCCAGTACTGCGTATTTTTTATATCTTTGTACATATCAATCAACTTGTATGTCATTTCCAAGTTTCCAGTGGTCAGCCCACTATCTGCGATTTTTGCAAGCTCGTCTTCTATCCTTGCGCATAAATCCTTGATATCTCTCATAACTGCACCTCCTACGCTTCTCTAGTCACGACAATATTTGCGTTCGCAACAGAAATAGCCTGATCGCTTGTGTTCTCTACTGCAATATTAACGCAACATCCACGTGGTACATCAATATAGATGCCAGAGGACACATTGTTGTACTGGTCTACTGCTGCCGGCGTGGAAATCATTTGAGAAGAAAGAACCGGCTCACCAGAGATTGCAATAGCCAGAGAAATAGCTCCTACAGTACCGCCTGTTGGAATTGCGATGTTACCAGAGAAATCCACGAAGAATCTTGCTTTACACTGGTTGGTCAGTCCTCTCAGGGTAATGATTCCGCTTCCCTCTCTGTGCTGAATACAGTTAGAACCTTTGACTGCTGTGTTTGAAAATACTACGTTTCCATTTGCTACTACGGTCTGAGCAGCTACATTTGTAAATTCTGCCATAAAAATACTCCTTTCATATCACAAAAGGACAGGTCTCAGCCTGCCCCTCTGTGTAATACGGCATAAGCCGACATCCGAATCAATCGAAAGATACTCTCGATATGAAGTTGTTAACAATTACATCCGGTGTTGCATCCGCATCCGTAATATGTGTTCGGGTTCGGTACCTGGTAAGCCGGAATCGGTGCTGGATTAATCGCATTAATGAGCTGCTGTGTCTGAGAAGCCATTGCAGTTGTGAGAAGCGCACTCTGGCGATCCTGAGAAGCGGCACGTCTGAGGTCATTGTTTTCAGCCTGAAGGTTAGAAATCTTTTCATTGCAGAGATAGTCAAGAATCGCTCTTGTTCCAGCGTTCTGGCTGTCAATGATATCTCTTGTGTTGCTGTTCATGGTGTTCTGGAGTGCACAGGTATTCTGAGCCATGTTGTAATTCACGCCCTGGATTGCTTCTCTGGTTTCGCAGCAGCAGTTTGCAAGCTGCGCCTGGAGTGCATTGGTATTCTGCATATTCGCTACAGTGTCAGCGTTAATAGCCTGCTGAATGCCAAAGCCGGTCTGCATGATGTTTGTGTTGATTCCATTAAATCCGGTAAGCATACCATTATTCATGGCATAGAATCCATCACACAGGCCGTTATTGATTCCGTCAAGTTTGCTAATTACTGCGGAATTGTCAAATCCTCTCTGAATGTCTGCCTGAGTAGCTGCCGTGGCTACATATCCGCCGCCGTTTCCATTATTGCCCCAGCCGTTGTTTCCCCATCCGAAGAAAGCAAAAATGAATAAAACAATAATCCACCAGCTACCATCTCCACCAAACATGCCGTCATTATTTCTACCGTTTCCAGTAGCAGCGGCAATATCTGCTAAGCTATAATTTCCATCCATAATATAATCTCCTTTTTGTGTATTTACATCAATCTGGCCAGATTGTAATGTACTATTTCATTCCTTTCAACATGTGCTGGAATTGTCCTGCCATCTGTTGAACTTGATTGAGCTGCTGTTGAGAAATCTTTCCAGACTGAAGCATTTTCTGGACTTCTTCTTTTGGGTTCCCTTTGTAATTCTGTTTAAATTGCATGAATTGCTGTATCATCTGCATTGGTCCGTTTCCCTGCGGCATCCCGCCGCCAAGTACGTTAAATAATGGATTACTCATCTGCATTTCCTCCCTTGGTCGCTGATTCCTGTACGGTATTAGCCCTAACAGGTTCAGAAAATGAATTTAATCGGTTTATGATAGCTTCGTATTTGCCTTTCAAATCATCGTATTCCTGTCGAGTAACATATTTACTGTCCATGTTCTGAACAGGCTGTTTAGGCGGCATCTGAGAGCCTATCTCGTGGTATTCAAACGTCCGTAACGGCTGCGGCATACCAGAAACATCTGTGGATTTTATATAAAACTTTTCACTTTCGCTGTCCATCAGTAAAACACTTGTCCCGGGTGCTACCAGATAGGATTTTGCGCCGACTTCTCCAGACACCCACAGGATTCCATTGTTATTCTGCTGTGGCTGCTGCACTGGTTGAGCTGGCATCTGGACAGGTTGTTGCTGGAACTGATTCATCTGCCCAGGAACGCCAAAACTATATTGATAAGGATTGTTATATAATGCCATCTTATACACCGCCTTTCTGATTATATTTTTGCATAAAAAAAGAACCGGAAACAGGTCGTTTCTGGCTCTAATTAGTATCCAAAAAGTATCAGCACACTTTGATTATTTTATTATTTACCCTCCGGCTTAACCGCTTTGCTGTTGATATACTCACGTTCATCTGTTCAGCGCAGTATTCAAGAGTGCGCTCCTGGCATCTCAACCGGAACAGTCTTTCTTCGTCTGGTGTGAAATTACACTCTATCAAGAACCTGTCTATATCTTTTTTCGTGAACACATATAATTTCATGAGCATACCCCTTACTAATGCTAACGCTGATTCTGCGCAAGATACTCCGTGAGCTTCTGTTTTGTTTTTTTTAATTCCTCAACATTATTCCCACTGATCTGACTATCCAACATGGTTGATAGTACTTCCAGAATCAATGAATCACGCTCCGCGATCCTCTGAAGACTCTCGTAATCTCGCTTATCATGTTCTTCCAGTGTCTCAACTCGCTTGTTGAGTCGGAATGCCGGAGCAATCCATTTAAAAATAACAGCTGCTGCCCCTCCAACAATTGATACCCCTCCACAAATTGAAAGAAAAAATTGGATAAATTCCTGTATGCTCATTTTTATAAGCTCCTTTCCCAGTAATATACCGGGACCTCATTACCGCTATCCCATGTATCATAATATTTTCCGTCTTGTACCGTCACCACATGGCCATCTATACATAAAATATACGTGCCTGTCGGATGGTCTGCACAGAAGTCGTTGACTGTATAGATATACCGTTCTGATTGCTCAATCAGTTTACGTCTGTACCCACGTTTATAGAGGTACGCTCCCCAAACGTAATTAGCTGATGGCATATCTGACAGAGCACACGCCTGTACCATTAATCCGGCGAATACTGTTTCCCAGTCAAAACCGGTTGCTTTGCATATTGCTCGGACAACACAATCTCCCGTTCTCTTGTCCTTAACAGGATTAGGATTGAAATATTCCCATCTATCCATCAGTCAATCCCCTTTGCTGTTTTATATCTCTTTGCAGCTCCTCTGGCTTTTGCAGCGTTCTGACGATTCCACTTAGCGATCATGAGCCGGTCTTGCAGCTCTCTTAGATCATTGTCTTTGCAGTAATCTTTGTATGCTGAATTCTGCTTCTGTAAAAGATAAGATTTCCTGTCAAGGTCTTGCTGTAATGCGAATTTTGCCTGTTCGTCCTTGCAGTTATCAACCGCCGCTTGCATTCCAAGGACTTCACGCTTCGTCTTGCGGATTCTTCGCTCATAAGTACGTTGCCGCTGTTCCTTTTCGTACTGCTTTCCTTTGTCGGCTTTATCTTGTGCCGATAGTTCTGCATAGGGATTCGGCATCCCTTCCGCCCAAACCGAAAAATGATGTCTGCAATTTACTCCACATATTCCATCAGCTTCACCATAATGACAATTTTCAATAAAATCTGGATATTGACTTGCTTTTTGCTCCAGCATTCTACGATATTCTGGTTTATCTCGTTCCTGGAAGAATTCCGGCTTAATTTCTTTTAATTTTTCCCAATCTATGGAAAATACCTGCCCTTGCCATACTTCATGGCTTGGGCGGCTTCCTATATGTGCCGATGTCAGTACTAAACCATATCCCATTTCTTTCATTCTTGCTAACTGAATATCAGCACACGCTTGAGCCACACCAGTTCTAACAGAACGTGCGACTGCTGTTTCGATCGTGTCTTTTTTGCCAGATGGATATGTGACTGTAACACCATCACTCACAACGTTATTAACCGCCTCTTTGATGACTTGCGTATACCCAACCGCCCCAGTCATTACATGGTTATACGCAAGGTCGCACTGCTCAATATAGAGCCTTTGAGCGGCACTTGCAGTCGTTCTTGTGAAGTTCTTCCACTCTCCCATAGTCGCAAGCATATTTCGCTCCATGAGTCTTATCATGGTCGGGGATTGCTCGAGCGGTACAGGGCTTAGTCCTGCCGCCTTGTATATCTTATCATCATAATTGAGAGCAGTGATTCCGGCATCTTCAAACGCCTCTTTTAGTTCTTCCTGCTGGCGCTTGGTATATTTAGACAGCTCTGACAGAATATCTTCTAGCAACTCACCGGATTCTTGTAAGGTTTTGATTCGCCATGCGTCTGCACTGGTCAGAATATAGTCCTCACCTCTGCCGATTCTCATCATCATTCGTGATACAATTTCAGATATAATATACTGGTGTAACTCTTCGGCAATCTGTTCACTGCCTTCTGTTATTCTACGTAAATACTCTGGGCTAAGCATAATTATTCCTCATCACCGAACAAAGTCGGTTCTTTTGGCTGTGCTTCTTCAACCATTGCTTTAGCTTCTTCCTCTGTCATTCCCTCGAATTTCACGAAGTACATCCATGCCGGAACTTTGCCGGTGGTCACATACTGCCACCATCTTGCACGGTCGTTTTCTCTGACATAGAGGATGTCTCCAAAATCATAATTGACTTCGTAAGCTCCGACAGGTGCAAGCCCGTACAGATCAGCGTAAACGTTCAATGCGTAAATAACTTCATCTAGGCAAGACTCCAACTTATCCCTTACATCCTTGATAAACTGCACTGTCCTCTGCTGTTCCGCTTCTACTCCTGTAGCCGTCTGAATACCGCTAGATTCGTTGAAAACAAAGTACCCGTTGGAGAATCCAATCTTGTACCCTAACTGGCTTAAAAGGGCATTTATGCCGCTTATACGGGTATCCGTGTTTAAAATCGGATTGATTTCTTGATAAAACTCTTTTTCATCCTGTCCGAATACATTTTTCACATAATCCGGCAAGCTCATTTCTTTGCATCTGTGCTCCATGGCCTGCGGTGTCATAGCTGCTACTGGTGATCCACTCGGCATCAACAATCTGTCATCTGCTAGAACAGTCCGCTTAGAATCAAGGATTTCTTTTGCATTTCTGCTGTATGCAATGTCCAGGTCTTTTAATTCTTCTATAGCTTCCGCAAATATCGGAAGTCCCAGTGGCGTGCTAATATCCACATTGTTAGCCTGCGGTGTCCGCAGTACTCCGTACAATGGTCCGTCCAGTTTCTCACCGTTTACTTTGAGAATCGGCGGTGTATCTGCCATAAGATCAGCCCACTTGGTTTGTTTGAGGTCAATCTTGTCTCCGATGCTTTGAGGAGATTTTGATACATAAGCTCTGTTTGAAACATAATACGGATAGGTTGTCACTCCGTCCACGGTGGTCTCGACAAATCTATGATATTCGAGCCTTGTGTAGTATTTTCTTCCGACAGTATAAGAATCCTTGAATATAATCCCTTTAATCTCTTGATTGTCGTAATCTACAATCATCACGTCTGCTGGAGTAAATATGTCAAGGCTCTCACCGTTTGGCTTGATAAAAACTGTTCCGTAAGCACATCCATATTCTACCCAGTGCCGGATTTGGAAATATACTTTATCTATCTGTTCCTGTAACCATGCCGCCCTTGCAGAGCCGTCTATCTGAATGCCAATCGCCAATGTTGCAAGCCGTGCTGTTTCTGAGCAAACAGATTTAGCAAAATTAATCGTCTTGATGTTATTTTTATCATCTAACCAGTATGGAACGCCTCGATATATGTTTGCACATTTATTAATCAACGATTCCATCTCTGGGAACTCTGCTGCCTGGATGTTAAAGTCCTCTTCGGCTTGTTTTTTGAATATCATGTTAAACCACCTTTTTAGTGTTGTTATAAGTCCCATTTAGTCACCTGCTGCTATCTTCTTTCCGCACATCGGACAATAATTAAGGTCAAACGGTCTGGAAGTAATGCTTCCTTTTCGGTCTTTCATGTACATGTACAACATGCAGCCGTATATATATTTGTTCTTCTTGCGTTCTGGATTATCATGGCATTCTTTCCAAGAAGCTAATTCGTCACAAAATTTACACATTATGCACTATGTCCTCTTCTCATCGACAATGGACTTGTGGCGTATCTAAGGGCGTCTATATAATGATCGTTGCCATCTGGATAATCTGCAATCACTTCTCCATTGCTATCTACTTCATGTTCATAATTGATAATTTCCTTGTATGCTCTAGGCGTTCGTGCCGGATCAATGACTAATGTTCGGCACTGTAACCACTCAAAAGTATATTTGCGGCTTCCCGGTGTAACAATGGCCCTACGTGCTGGAAGCCCTGCATCTCGGAAGTCAATAATACTTTCTTCTTCATCAACTCCGCAAGATATTGAATAATCATCATATCCTTTTTTCTTTATCTGGTTAGCCATTTCCTTATTTCTTATCTTGGATCCTCCAAGCTCGTCTAATAAAAAAACTTTTTCCTGATTAGGAACATAAGCTACACGGAGAAATGCTTTAGGATCTGGATACCACCCCCAGTCCTGTCCCTGGTAAATGCTTTGATACTTCTGAATCTCTTCATCTGTTATTGTCCGAATCTCCAACAGCTCAAAAATATTTGTTCCAAGTCCAACCGGAAGTCCTAAATATTCATGGTCGTAAGCTCTCTGATTTGTCTTTCTCAAATGCTCCGCATCATCAATAAATTGCGGTCCAAGCCATTCAACAGGAACTGATCTATAATCGCTCTTGTGCCTGTAGCTGTCAGCTCTCGGCTCTTCTACGTACACGTTCGCCCAGTTGCTCCGGCTGATCGGTGGATTGAATGTCTTAAATACTTCAAATTTGCTTCCACCACGAAGTACAGACTGTTGAACTGTACGGATTTCTTCAATTCCGGCAAACTCATCAAGCTCCTCAAACCAAAGGTACTTGAAATATCCTTTTTTTACTTTTATGGACTTTGTTTTCTTAGCTTTATCCAGTCCTCTGAATATGATCTTTTGTCCTGTTGGCTTATACACATATTGCATAGGACTTAAACTGTCAGCCCATAAATCACTTGCTCCAAGCGCATCAATTCCCCATGCGATCTGTTCATACACAGATTCTCTGAGCGTATTACCGACTTTCCGAAAGATTACAGCATTTGACATTAAGCCATTCTCTGCATCCTGCATCATCTGAAACGGAATCATGCCGCCTACAAAAGATGATTTTGTGGATCCACGTCCACCGTACAGATCATAGTAAGTGTGTTTACCATCTAAAATATCCCAAAACACATTGTAAAATGCTGGTGCCACAATCTCATTCAGTTTGATAGCGTTACTTTCCATCCTGTTTCTCCGGTCTTGGAATATTATTTACAATCGTAATCTTTCCGTCTCCGAAATCATCATTTTTCTTGTCAGCGTCCCAACCCTTGAAGTTGTTTCTAAGACTAAACTGAGCACCATTGGAACCATCACGATCAAACAGTCGTTCTTCTGCATACTGTTCTACTCTGGCTTTCGCGCGCGTAATCGTGTCAACAAACTCTGGTTTTGCTTGATAGTTTAAAAGAGCCTGTCTGCTTGTAAATCCAAGGGCCAGAGCAAGTCCTGTAACGGTCGGAGGGTGAACGTCTACAAAAACGGGAGACCCGAATTTATTAAACATTTGTTTGCCTTTGCTATCAGTTAAAGGATATCCTTTACAATACTCAAAATATTTTTCGATTTTTTTTTCAATTTCATCCACCGTTTTATACATGGGTGGTTTTCCCATTGGCATTCCCACGTTCTCACCTCCAAACAAAAAAACTGCCACATATGGCATATAGTCATAGATATATACTATATTACCATACATGACAGAAAAATTTGTCCCCACATTTTAATATTAATTGTAGTATTATATTTCTCTTAGTTTTCTTAAAGTATCGTAAAACATAGCCATTGCCTTGCGCTTGTATGCGTAGAAATCATCTCGCTTTGCCGGTATGTACTTTGTCTTCATAATACGGTCATAGGATTTGTTTGTTACAATAGATTCATACACCAGAAGTTCAATCCCCGGCGGGCAAGAGCTTATGCAGCAGTGTAAAATATCGTGTCTCTGCTCTGGTGTAGCTTTCTGACATATATCCTTTAAACGGTTAATGTCTTCTGGATATACGCCGAAATCAACAAGTGACTTTTGCCTGGTTCGCATATCATCACTCCTTTTTATTGTTATTTACGCTTGCCACCAAAATGTGCAACTAAGAAAATAGCGCCAAATACTCCGAATATTATTCCAAATGTAAATGCTATTAAACTATCAATCATTCTTTTTTTATTTCCTCTCTTACCATCTTCAACTTAAACCCTGGAACATCTGGGTATGAGATCTCAAACTCTTCTTTTCCATCCATTTGATTCTTGAACCATTTAAATACAGAGGCGATTGCTATATCGGTTACGTCTTTTCTCTCACCTACCCATAAACCTTTTTCTTCGTTTACATTTCCATAGTAAATGATATTTGTAACAGGGGTAACACCCATTGTTTTGATAGTTTTACTTGCCATTCTGCATCTCCTCCAACTGTTTTACTGCTTTTCTATAATCCCTATTCGCAGACCGGAACATCATCAAGAGTATTTCAGATACAGGCCTTGTCCGATTTCTTCGCTTTGCTTTTTTGATGCATGTAAGATCATTTGCTTCTGGTACATATATTCCTACATAATGTGGAATTTCAATGGATACCGCAGCGCATACATCTGCCGGCATAACTAGATAGTTATAATCGCCAACAAAATTCAGCCCATGACCAGAGTGAAAATCTTCAGCTGATGATTTAACCTCATAACAATAGCAGTCACCTTTTTCTATCCCGGACACGCTATTATTCACCGGCACGAACCGCATATAATCCACCCTTACCGCATGATCTGTCGAATAATCGAATGTCACTTCCTTAGCCCAATAAATACGTGGATCATTGTGAGGATTGATTTTCTTTTCGATCATTGCTGATAGTTTTGCTGTAATCTTAGGTCTTGTCATTTTGAATCTCCTCCAATTCCACTTATACGATATTTTTCTCATCCAATGCTGCTTTTTCAACAGCTTCCAGATAATCAATTTGCCGCTGAATGTAAGGATCGGTTTCTTTCCCGCCGGATGCAAGCCAATCAGAGATTCTACTTTTTACATCCTGTAAAACCGATATAGGAATCAGTCTAGTATTAATGGTATTCAGTACTTTAATCATTAGCTTTCATCTCCTCCAGTTTTTTCTCAGCTTCTTCACGGGTGAGGAATAATGTTTTACCGATTTTATTTATGTCCGACAACTCAAATACACACTTGTCGATTGCACATGGCGTCTTATTTGGAATGCCTAAAATGTAATAGACTTCTGTTCCTACTTTACACGGCAACCTCACAAGCAAGCCCTGTTCTTCTAAGTCTTCATAAGTGGCAAGCTTTTTAATCATATTCTCTACTGTTTTGCAATTTCCTGCGCCCTGTGAGCAGCTATCGCAATATTCACCACACTCAAGCTCTCGTTTTTCGTTATATGTGATACTACATCTACTTCACCTCTTTCTACTTTCACTTCTTGATATATAATCGCCAAGTTGAAATCACTTCTAATAAACCTCAATGTCAGTTTATGATTTACAGCATTTCCGAGTTGATCGTAAATCCAGTACATATCCTCTTGGTCAAAGTTTGTACCCAGATATCTGTTAAGACTTGATATCAGTTGTTCTCTCCATTCATTGTTCCTTTTAGATGAACTGTATGGTTCTCCTTTTGCCATTAACCTTGAACACCATTCAAGCAGCTTGCAGATAACATCCTCTTTATCGGTACAATTCTTTGCTGTGAAATATACATTTCCTTTTTCGGAAAGAATTATTTCTCCAAATCTGTTTATGTAGCTACTGGGGAAGCATTCCATAAGATTGAAAATTTCATCAGTCATCTACTTCACCTCTTCCATCTGACTTTCTACAGTATCTGCAAGTAGCTTCAAAGACTCAATAAATGAGTCCGTCAATGCTGTTCTGTCTGGGCATTTAGCAAATTTTCTGACAAAATTTACTGCATCCTTGATTTTTTCTTCATCTTTGACGATTTCGGACGCTTCATACAATGTTTTTTCAACGCGACTGTAAGTAACGATCTTACTATCGCAAAAATTTAATATGTTTGGAAACGGAATTTCGATATGGTTTAAATGGCTTTCTCTCGCCCATGTGAATCCCTGAAGCTTTGCCATTTTCAGAACACTCAAATATTCTTCCTGTGTATTTACAAATACGCTTTTTCCAGTTAAATTAATCATCAGAATCCTCTCCTCCTGTAATCTCATCAATACATTGATTCCGTCCTTCTGCAAATCCTGCATCAAATGTATTAGCCGGATAATCTCCATTATCTTTTTCTGGCGAGTCCATAAGTGGACACCAATCAGGTCTTGATTTACTTTCACAATCATAATGTTCTTCTGTCATCAGAACCACATCATGATCTAAACAGTCAGCTAATTCACACAACCCCTCGTATTCAAGATTTCCGCAGTATTCAGTTCCGAATGGGCAATCATAGCAATTCTCTGGTGTATTCATCACTAATACTGATTTACTCATTCAACTCCACCGCCTTTCACAATTTCAACCGCCGTTCGCATGGCATCCTCATACCCATCGTAGTATAGCTGTAGTCCACCAGCTTCCAGAATTTTGTCATTTGCTTCATCCGCCAGCTTCTCCAACTGCTCCACAACCTTGTCCACATCAAAAGCTGTCGGCTGTTCATCAATAACCTGTCCTAATGTCTTCTTACCTGTTGTATAATCTCTGCACAATGCGTGAATCAATTTATCAGCATCAATCAACCTCATAATCTTCACATTCCTCCGCATATTCGTAACTGTCCATATCATCGCATCTGCACTGGCAAGAATCCTGTTTAGTACAGCAAATGCAGCACTGTGTTTCACCGTGCGGGCAGTCTAATTTACATCTTCCCATTAATCCTCCCTATATGGTTCTGGATAATCCATCCATGCAACTACTGTTCCGCCTAAAACTTTTTTATCCGTTTTCCAAATTCCATCAGTAGTATACGCCTGCTCTACCAACACTGTTCCATCATCGAACGCAACGGTAGCAATCACATATTTAGATGTTTTTTCGAACATTCCTCTTTTCCAGTTATCTGTTCCTTTAAACTTTGCAAATATGGAATTGTGTTCTTCCGGCATCCTCTCACTGACCGAAATCCATCCGTTTTCTTTCTCATCCTGTTCCAGATCATCCTGAAGCTGTTCGATCATTTCCGAAACATCGCTTGCCAAAAACATCTGGTGGTCATCCGCAAGTTTCTTCGTGAAATCATGATAATCTGATAATCTGTCTTTGATATGACTCATACTTCCACCTCACTATCTTCTGGCATACAAAACGCGGATTCTTTTCCGTCCCAAGACATAAATTTACAATATGCTTCCTGAATCATATCAAGTACCTTGAGGGCTTTTGCCTTGGTGGAATATTCTCCTAGCAGATAAGTGCATCCGGTGATGTATAATGTTATAATTGTTTTTATAGGTCCTTTCGTAATTTCAATGCCCGCCAAAGTATTAAAATTAATCAATATTTCGCTGTTCTGGCTTCTAATTAACATTTTGTGTCCTCCTTATCTTCGTAGTTCATTACAATTGTAATCACCTGCACGAAAACTTTCTGAATCTGGTCGTAAATGTGATGATCGTCAGTTCCGAAATGAGAGTTCAGTTTCGCATCTTCCTTGCCTTTCCTGTAGCAATCTTCCATGAAGTCAATGCTGTATACATCATCTTCCTGGATGATTTCGCCGTTGTTTCTCCATTCGGCAATCATTGCTTCTTCAACCAACGAATTTACAACGTCATCTGAATCTTTATCACCGTTCAGATATTCTACGCAACGGTCAATGAATCCCAACTTGTCAACGCACATATACGCTTTTGCTGTTCCAGATGTATACTCTCTGAATGCCTGCTCAACCTGCTCTTTGAAGTCCTCTGGCAGATTGAAAATATCTACTTCCAGTCCTCTTGGAAGATTTATTGTGTACTTTCTCATTTCGTACCCCCCTTATTCGATGAAACTCGTTCCGCACTGACAATGATAACTAATATGTCCGTTATACTTACTTACATTTGCAATTACCTTTCTACCGCATGAAAAGCAAGTTACCTCTTTCGTCAGCGGCTTTTCATATTCTTCTACTTCTTTATCTTGAATGAATCTCTGACCGCACCAGTGGCACTGCTTAGTGCTGTACGGCATCTATCCACAAATAGGGCATTCTGGAATCATTCCGTAGCCATCATTTACGATAGGAAGTTTGATTGGCTCTCGCTTCGAATAGATGTTCCAGAGTTCTTTCCTGCGGCTCTCTTCGTCCTGTGCCTTTAACGCTTTGTACTTTCTTTCCTCTTCTTTGTCCCAGTAAATGACACAGGCTTTGTCTTCTGGTGAAATGTCTTTGGTGTACGGCTGTGTCGTGCAATGATAGCCTGTTTCGCCCTTCCTTTTTCTTGACTGACATCTCACACAACCACCACATTTTTTATCCAACAATTCTTCTGGATAAATGCTTGTGCTGGAACGCCTTTCTCTTACTGGCATTCCGTCACTGAATTTAATTTCACTCATTATTTACCCTCCTTATTCAACATCGGAAACAGCCATCCGGTCTTTTCATTCGATGCAATCCAATCAAAATTTAGCTTTGATAATTGATACTCTTTATTGCATTTCTCACAGATAAATCCACTCGATTTACTGTATTGCGCTATAATTCCACCGCATCCACATCTACAGTGTCTATAATCCATTTCCATCCTCGCTTTCCCCATGTAAGCAACTGACACGCTATTGTGCAGTGATACATGATTAATCGGTCTCTACCTTCGAATAACTCAATCTATACGCCCTCTGCTCTGTCGGATCCTCGCTAACGAGCAATCCGTTGTCTAAGAGCAAATTAAAGTGTTTTCTGGCAGTAGACATTGAAATGTCTAATCCATCTGCGATATTTCTTGTGGATGGCATATAGCGGTGTTTACGGTAATATTTCAAGATAAAGTGATATATCGCTTTATACGTCTCCTGTCCCTCTTTGTGTTTGCGCTCTGTATTGTATTTCCCCATCAATAGCACCTCGCTTAATCGTTAATGCGGAATCTCAAATCAAGATTCAGTTCCTCTTTGATTGATCTTCTATAATCTTCCCAGGTTGCCATATCATCCATCAGATAATCAGCCCCCCCCTTTCCATGCCGTCCATAAACTTCTGGCAGCGTTTCTGTCCAAATCCGAAATCATCATGCAAAACGGCAATTCCAAGGATTGTAAATGTATCAAGTGTCATTTCTTTGATCTTCTGTGCAGCTTTATCCAGGTCTTTACTGGCCAAAGAGGTATGTACTCCTGTAATGCCTCTAAATTTTATTTCCCTCTCAAGTGCTTCTATACCGCCGTCTCTAACGATTCTGAGCGCCAGGTCAAGACCGTCCTCTCTGCCACGCTCATACTCTCTCATTTTGCTCATTGGTTCGCCCTCATTTCTCTTTGCTTAGAATCCAAGAGATTCTCTAAGGCATTTATGCAATCTTGGATAAACTTTTTATCATGTTTATCTGTGCAAATACCACTAATCTCCCCAAGCCAAATTAATTTATCGAAAGCTTGTTTGGAATATTCATCTGTAATCTCTACTGAATAGAATTCTTTTATAGCTTTCCAGTATTCTGTTAGAAACTTTTGTATGATAGGAATATCTTTTGCTTCTACTTTCATCCTCCATCTCCCTTATATGTAACCTATTTGAAAAATCCGGTTTCATTTGGGTTACAAAAAAATCCAGTATTTATGCGGGTTTGCAGTGTTTGTAACCGTGTAACCGTGTAACTCACACATTTCCTATATAGGAGAAAAAAAATAATTTCATTCTCATATTTTTATTTTTCTCTATATATATATACGTTCTGAAAAGTTACAAGGTTACTCGGTTACAAAATTAATCGAATACCGGATCCGATATCTGGAACAAACTCGCCTTTTTTTGCTCTTCCAGGTATCCATCAAGATCATTCACCACTTTCAAACAGCAAAACTTTTTTGGATTCCTGCTTTCTGACTCTCTTTTCAGGACGTTACCGTACTTATTGTTGGAAATAATAAGCCCCATTTTCATGCCCCATGAAAGAAACGCTTTTTTAGAATATCCGCCATTTTTGCAGATGTTATTGAGTGCAGTGGGATAGAAATACACTAACCGGTTCATTTCTCCATCTTTTTCAATGGGATCTCCCCATTTTTCACAAGGCGTATCAACATCAAAACGCTGCTCATTCATAGAAATCATATCCACCAGGTACTCATAACAACGTTCATTCGGGGATACATCCGATACATCAGCAAGCGTGTTTTTGGCATCTTGTATATCAATATACTGCATGTCCTTGAAAAGCATATCCGTGGCGATTCTATCCGCAGTCAGAACAATTGATAAGGAAAGTAGCTGTTTATCCGTTTTATCGTCTGATGCGATTTTTTTCAAAATCTCCTGCTGGATATTTTTGATCTTATCAACACTCATTTCTTCCAGCGCCGCCACGAAGTCTTTCCCGGCAAAGCCATAGTTTTTCTTAAGAATATCAATGGTATTTTGCGGATTGTCGAACAGCTTATCATGCGTGCATTCTACTTCAAGGATACGGTTTACAGCGCCGCCCTGGTTCACGTAGGACTGCAATGGATACTCACCGTTTGTGAGGATACACAACTTCCACACGCTTTCTCTTGTCAACCCAAGTTCTTTATTGGATCTGGTTTTTCCTTGGCCAGAACAGAGATCATACACGATTCGCTCAAAGTTTTCCTCAATCTTCTTATCCTTCTGGCTTGTATCATCAAGGATAAGTGGAAGATTATTGAGCATGTCAGCTTTTACTTCTAGGCCCACATCCGAACTCTTAAAGTTGCCTATATACTTGTTTTCGGACGGATCCGCCCAGACTGAAGCGGCCAGCATGTGGGTAACAGACTTTCCGTTTCCGGTAAGACCCCATAAGTCGGTGAAAAATGGAAGCGCATCCAGTGGCTTAATCAGAACACTGGCGAAAGACGCTGCCAGCATAAACTTAATTTCAAATTTATCCTGCTGCCTGATCTTTTTTACATGCTCATACCAAGTTTCCCTATCTCCTTTTACCCGAATGGCTTCAAAAAGCTGCCTGAACTTCGCATCCCCATCGAATATGATTTCCTCGCTGTATGGCAAGAAACCGTCTCCAATCCATCCAAGCTTTCCAGACGAATATTGTATTTCTATGTACTCATCGTTCAGGTTTTCCACGTCCGATAAGTACCTTACAAGGTGCTTGGCAGTTTCTGATGTTACAGCTATCCCATTCTTGGATAACCCTACAATCTTGGATGCAGTTGCTACGACATCTTTTGGAACAATAATCTCTTGCCATCTATTGTTACGTTTAAAGGCAATTTTTATCTGTTCTTCACCTGTCTGAATATTTTTCAGGCGTTCAACCGGCAATATAGGGTGATAGCAGGCCCTAACATCTGTTATTCCAGTAGTAGAATTCCAAGTGCAAATTCCATCATCTGCTGCAATCCAGTTTCCGCAGGCCATTCTATCGTATGGACTATCCGTGAAGTTCGTATAGTGCTCTACAAGGCTGGCTTCTTTTGACTGCCTCCGGATATCTTCCTGTTCTTGCCTTTTTATATCTTTTTGCACTTTTTTGTATGCGTTTACCACGCTTGTAAACTCCGTTTTACACCTCAATTCAGATGCTCGAAGCGCAAGGCTGGCCAACAGTTCAGCCCTGTAAATCTCATCCTCCTGATTGAACACCTCGTCCAGCACTTCCCGAGACATGATGGATTTCGAATCCAACTTGTTTAAAGGAACCATCTATATCACCTCTTTTCTAATACGGTATATTATTCAACTCCCCATGTAGGTATAGTGCTTTTTGAAGTGCATTCCATGCCTCACACCATCTGTCAGAAAGAGGACTCCATCGCTCGATTTCTGCCCGATAAAAGTCAATATCAGACAAGCATTCTTGCAACTCGGCCTTTTTCTTCCGTTCTTCCTTTTGCCTCATTTCCATCTGCTTCTGATGGTGATATATCGCTATTCTGGAAGAGAAATTTGGTTTCTGGTAAGTTCCTCCAAGTATGGTAAAAGCTGTCTTAAAATCGCAATTATCCATGTTCTGAACGAATGTAAATATGTCACCTGTTGCACCACAACCGAAACAATAATAGCTGTCTTTGTAGATTTTCATGGATGCAGTACGATCTTTCGGATGAAACGGGCACCGAACGAATCCTGCTCTGTTTGGAACCATGCCATATCTGCTCAGAACATCCCTCATGCTATTCTGTTGTTTAATTGTTTCTTTATCCATTTAACAGAATCTCCATTATCCGTTTCCCAGTGTCTTTTTTGTCGCAGAATAGAAATTCAACGCCATATTTCCGTTGCATTGTGCAGAGAATCTTATACAGAACGTCCCCGTGCATAACTTTCTGTTCCTGCTCCACCCAGGTGCCATTCTTTTTAACTCTTTTCTTTGCCCGGGGATTCTCCCACCAGAGAACGTCATCCAGCTTTTCAATTCCTTTTCCATGCTCACACAGAAATATGAGCTTTATTCCTGCTTCATTCGCCCGGATAATCTCAGCACGGAATCTCTCATGCTGCTGGCATACATTTCCGCATAATTCGGAGAGATTTTGCTTTCGGTCAACAACTAACCTGGGGTTGTCATAATTCATATAATCCCCGACGTAGAGCTTTGACACGAACCATTTTTCTCCTGCTGCATCAAACGCTTTCTTAATGCCATCAATAACTTTCTGATGTTCCCTACTGTCAATTTGTATCATGCGAACGGCATCTCCTCATCAATTCCATCTGGAATATCCATAAATCCGTCCGGGTCTGTTTCCGGATGTGGTGTCTCTGACTTCTGCTGGCTCTGGTTAGCACCTTTACTTTCACCAAACTCAATATCTTCTACAACAATATCTGTTGTGTACACCTTCTGCCCATCACGATTGGTGTAGCTGCCGGTCTGGATTCTTCCAGATAAATCTGCTTTCATTCCTTTTGTGAAATATTTTTCGATAAATTCCGCAGATTTTCCAAATGCAACACAATTAAGGAAGTCCGCTTTCTGATCAGAACCCTCTTTTACAAATCTTCTATTGACTGCAATGGAAAATCTTGCGATTGATGTTCCATCATTGGTGTACTTGATTTCTGGATCATGTGTGAATCTTCCTGTAAGAATTACTTTATTCATGCTGTTGCTCCTTTTCTGTATGCTGTTTATCATAGTCAATTAACATTTTGAGACATTTATGTCCTTTCTCTTTTGTAAGTGACTTAATGTCATTTACCTTGAAACGAGTCTTGATCTGGTCTAAAAGTTTAGCTTCCGGGTACTTATCAATAATGTTTTTGATTGACATAGTAGTCTCGGAACTAATCATCTCAGTTTCTTTTACCAATTCCGCTTTCCTGCCGGACGTTTTTTCTTTCTCTCCTGTATTAGTAGAATCACTGTCTTTGTTATCATCAATACAGAACAGTCCATTTAAAGCGTATTTTCTGGCATAAGATGAAGCTGCGCCTGTCACCTGTGAAGAATCCATGCCTTTCTTAGATTCTTCTTCCCTTGCATAAGCAACAGTTGTAATCTCGCCGGTATCTTCACAGTCGTTCAGATGAGCTTCTGCTCTGACATATATTCTGTCACCAACAACTTCCATCCGATCTGTGACGCTTAACACAGTCTTTGTTTCTGCCAGAAGCGGTTTTACAGCCTCTAGAATGTCTTCACAACTTCTGTATTTGTATTTCCCGAAGGAATTGTACTGACCTTTAGGGGCTTTCAGCCTTGACTGAATAATACCTAACTTCTCATATATATTCACTTCTATTCCTCCTTGTCATAAACCACATGCTTGCTGCCCTCAACGATCAGCAAGCTTGTAATATCTTTCATTGATATGGTTGATTCGTTATAAATCTCAACCAGTGCGTTGTACGCTTCCGGCGAAACTTTCACGACAGGGTTATCCTTATCGGTTGCCGGCTGCTTCTTCCTTGCCGGAATACGGATTTCAAATTCACTCACTAATACTTTCCTCCTTATATGATTTCTGAGCCGTTAAAAGCCCATTTAAGGCTTGTACGTAGCTTGCCAATGTTCTTGCCTTATATGATTCCTCTATCGGATTATCCGGCACAATAGCAAGCTGGGTGTCGATTAATCTAACAATCTCATTAATGCGCTCTTCCATGTTTACACCGCCTTAAAAAAGCAATACACATTGTCAGAACCATCCCCTCTCACCGGATTTTTTTCACCATTCGAAAATACTCCGCCGGCACAGTGATACTCGAGATGATTCAGATACATGTCCGGGTTTTCCCAATCAAGAATGTACGCTTTCCGCCTGTTCAGCTCCCCCAGAAGCTCGTTCGCCGTTGTTATCAGTTCCATTGTCGGCAGGAGCTTCAACTCCATCTGATTCAACATTTAGCGTACACCTCCCATCTATTAAGAGTCTAAGAAGATGTGCTTTTGCAAGCTTGCACTGCTCGGCTGATTCCTCTTTAAGCAATTCATTATCAAAATAGATTGTATAAATGCCATCCATTTCCTTTCTAGGCTCCCACTTTGAATTCATAATGCAGATAATGCAAGCATGTACATGCGAAGTGATGTCAAACGAAACAAAATAATCTGTTTCATTCGAAACTCTCCATGCTAACTCAAAAAGCTCTTTAATTTCTTTTTCAAACATTTCCGCTCTCCTTTCTTAAAGTAGTGCTAAATACGTAAACAGCGCAAATACAATGCCTGCCAGGACCTGCTGCAAGCTCTTCTCCCACATCCACACCGGAAGAAAAGTAAACAGGATCCCGATAATCACACTGACTACAATATCCTTTCTGTTCTGTCTAGGTGATTTCATTCTTTCCCCTCCAAAAAGAAAAAAAGATTACAGACTGTAAGCAATATACCAAAAGATATTAGTAATGATTAACAGCGCGGCAGTCAAAAGCCATGCACTGAACCACTTCTTAGTCTCTCTCTTTGCTTTTTTCACGATTTCGGTAGCTAGCATTGTTTCCAAATCGTTCCATGTAATCTTTTCGTTGTTTGTTGCATTTTTTTTATTTTCCATATTATTTTCCTCTCGCTTATCGCTTATATTGACTTTTAGCGGATAGAGGATTATAATTTACCTGTATCCACTAAGGTTGGTTTAGTGGCTTACTGCTCCGGGGTGGAGGTGTCGGCTCCCTCCGGGGCGCTTATGCCAAATTTGCTTTTCTTCTGTAGTAGTCCAAGATAATTCTCGAACATTCATCGACAATCCTTTGATTGTCTTCATGTGTATTGTCCTTGCAGTAATCATCATGTATTCTGATTACCCCGCCAGATTCATTTTTTATTGTTTTAATTACTGCCATAAGAATCTCTCCTTTCTACGATAGATTATGATGTTTCTGTTATTTTGCTTCTTCTGCGAAATGTTTCTCCATGAGATCAGCAATCATCAGATATTCTTCTGCGATTTTTCCATCTCTGGTATTTTTCACCTGTTCACGGAACTCTGGAATTGTTCCATAGAAGCAGCCGCAAGACACTTTAACTTGTTTGTCCTTACATCTGAAGAATGTAGTTGTGCGGAATTGAGTACCGAATCCATGAATAGTTGTGTAATCTGCATTGCCGGACACCTCTGCATTGCCGAACACCTCTGCATTGCCGGACACCTCTGCATTGCCGAACACCTCTGCATTGCCGGACACCCTTGCATTGCCGAACACCATTGCATTGTCGAACACCCTTGCATCGCCGGACACCCTTGCATTGCCGAACACCTCTGCATTGCCGAACACCCATGCATCGCCGGACTGGTTTACATTTTCTTCTTTTTCTACCCATCCGCCAGTTTCTCCAGTTTTTACAACTCCAAATGAAACGAGCGCCTTGATTCGGAAAAGTTTCTTTCCGAAAATGTTAATTTTGGTTTCTGATGTTAATTCAAATTTCTTCATTTTCTTCCTCCTCTTTAATTACTGTGAAGTTGCAGTTTCTTTCTTATCTGATTCTTGCTCCAGATTATTCTAAGAAAAAACTTTCCGTCTTCTTCTCGAATAATGTCTTGCCATTCAGATTAGCTCGAATCTCATATTTATGATCTTGATATTGACTCTCTTGAAGAATCTGGGCTAAAATGTCGTTTGGAGTAACCAATTGACATGTAAAAGTAGCTTGCGGACATTGAAGTTGTGACTCAATATCTGATATTCTCTTTTCAAGAGAACGGATCTTTTTCCTGGTTGATTTTTTCACGCCTTTCTCCTTTCTGCTGATAAATTTTCGTGTTATACTCTCCTTTGGAAAGGAGGTGCAAGAATGACTGATAATGAAAAACGCGCACATGATTTAGCCATTGCAGTTTGCATTGATGCTTGCCATTTAAAACGTCAATCTCAAGTTGATGCTGGCAAAACTCATGTAACCGTCGATTATTTCGAAGAATACATAAATGCTTATGAATCCGCATTAGAAGCATTCAACGAAAAATATCCATCTGGAAAATAGGTTTTTTATTAATCAAACATGTTAAGGAAATAGGTTTCTTTGATGTTCGCACCATCTTAGAAGCCTTTTTCTTTTTCTTCTTTTTGCTCATAAACTTTGCTCCTTTCTATTCCGGTAACTTTGGTTCAAGAAACTTATCTGTTCCAACTATAGACTTTATTTCTCAATAATCCAATTTAATTGGATTTATCAGGCACACAAATAAAGTCAATAGGAATACCGGAAAGTTCACTCATTTTTCTAAGCTGTGATAAAGTAGGCTCAGTATTTCCTTTTTCCCAATTAATAACTGTATTATTGGAAACTCCAAACTTTTCAGCCCATTCTTTCTGATTACATCGTGCATTTACACGAACTGCTTCTAAACAAATCTGTGGCATTTGTTTGCCTCCTTTCTTAATTTCTGAACTCATTATAATCCAATAGCTTTGGATTGTCAACACCAAAATCCAAAAATATTGGATTTACTATTGAATTTTTTTTGAATATGGTGTACAATGCAAAATGTAAGGAGGAAAGAACAATGACAAACGAAGAGCAGAAAAGAATCTTTTCAAAAAATCTAAGCCGATATGTTGCCGAGAGTGGCAAGCAGCAAAAGGAAATTGCCGAAGCTATCGGAGTTAATCCAACTACTTTTAATATGTGGTATACTGGAAAGGCAATTCCCGGAACTGGAAAATTAGGTACCTTGGCAAAATATTTTAGAATCGGTCTTTCAGATTTAGTGGATGAAAAGCAAGACAAAGAAATTGATGCAGAATATGCAGATGTTTCAATGAAAATCGGGCTGACAGATAAACGATTCATGAAAATAATTCTTGAATACGATAAACTGTCGCCCGATAAAAAAGATTTGTTATGTGATTTTTTCGAGAAGTTTATTTTCTAAGCAACAGGGCGGGAGTCATCTTCCTGCCCTTTCTTCTTTATATCCTCTTTTTACGAACCAATAAATAAGATTTAATATCTTTTCACTATGTATATTTTCTATCATTTCAATAATTTCCTTTTTGTAATCCATATTATACCTCCTACCGCACAAAAACATTTACTCTCTTTTACATTGCATTATCTTTGGTACGATAAAGTAGCATCGGCAGACAAATCCCTCCTTGCTAACTGCCAGTGATAAACCAGAATGTGCGTAATCGCAAAGAAAATATTCGCACTATCGAATATAAAATGCGTTTTACGTGGAATTATACGGTATAGCAGCACAAAAATAATCTGTATCTGGTTAGGAACGCTCCTTCTGACTGTAGAATGTCTGCTAGATTGCCGGACAAGGCTGACCGTAGAATTTTTACATGAGAGATTGCGTGTCCGACTCGGAACATGAACTATGTAACTGATTATTAATATTATTCCGACAAAAATTATAACTTTTTTGGCTAATTTCAAAATACCGCCTCTTTTTTTAGACAAAAACAACTTTACATGATGTATATAATAGCACATTTTTACACTGTTTTAAATAAATCCGACAAATTTCGAAACAAAAATTTTAACAAAAATATTCTAAATCATTACAATATGTGCTAGAATCAACTCAAAAGTATAAGGAGGAACTGTAGTATGAGTACAGAGAAAACTAAGAAATGCAAGTATTGCAAAACAGAGATTCCGGCGGACGCTAAAGTATGCCCGCAGTGCCGAAAGAAATTAAAAGGTGGAAAGCTCAAATGGGTTGTGCTGATAATCCTTGTCGGAGCGATCATCGGAGCTGTAGCGGGTGAAAGTGATTCGGAATCAGGTAAAAGTGCAACAACGGCTACTTCTTCAGAAAAGAAAGAAGCTGCACCGATCGAGTATACCACTGTTTCCGTTAATGATATGATGGCAGATCTTGATAACAATGCCATGGGAGCATCTGATAAATACAAAGATAAATATCTTGAGATTACTGGAAAACTTACAAACATTGACGCTTCTGGAAAGTATATTAACTTGATGGCTGATGGAGACTTTGAGATTATCGGAGTTCAATGCTACATAAAAAATGATGAACAAAAAACAAAAGTAGCTTCCATGACCAAAGGAGAGACAGTTACTTTAAAAGGAAAATGTACAGATGTTGGAGAAGTCCTTGGATATTCTCTTGATATTGATGAAATAGAATAAATAATAAAAAAGCCGGCTCTCGCTACCAACGGGAACCGGTTTTAATAAATAAGATAATCCGGAGAAAAATCTTACCTACACCATAATTATATCATCTCCTGGATTATCGCACAAGTAAAAAAAAGGAGAATGATAAAATGAATGAATCAGTATGCATCTATCTAAGGAAATCCAGAGCAGATCGGGAAGCTGAAGCGCACGGAGAGGGTGAAACTCTTGCCAGACATGAACGGATCCTGTTAGATCTTGCAAAGAAAAAAGAGTACATTGTGGGTGCAATTTACCGCGAAGTGGTATCTGGAGAAACTATCGCCGACCGTCCTGTCATGCAGCAACTTCTTCACGAGGTAGAATCCGGCATGTGGGACGGTGTTTTAGTTGTCGAAGTAGAGCGTCTTGCCAGAGGTGACACAATCGACCAAGGCATTGTATCAAGGGCTTTCCAGTATTCTGACACGAAGATTATTACCCCTACAAAAATATATGACCCAAACAACGAATTCGATGAAGAGTATTTTGAGTTTGGACTATTTATGAGCCGAAGAGAATATAAAACCATCAAGCGCCGACTGAACGCCGGAAGAATCTCATCGGTAAAAGAGGGTAAGTATTGCGGCAACAAACCACCTTACGGATACGAAAGAGTTAAGCTCGAAAAAGAAAAAGGCTATACTCTCCGACCTGTTCCGACTCAATCTGAGATTGTAAAAATGATCTACACCTGGTATGCCGGTGATGGCTGCGAACAAATTGGAGTTGCGAAGATTGCACGGAAATTAAATGAAATGGGAATAGAATCTGCATTGGGCGATGACTGGACTCCTGCCAGTATACAGGGAATTCTAACAAATCCGGTATACATCGGGAAAATCCGATGGAATGGGCGAAAAACTGTAAAGACTATACAGAATGGCCAGGTAATTAAAACACGTCCTCGATCAAAAGATACTCTTATTTGTGATGGATTGCATTCGGCTATTATATCGGATGATCTATTTAACTCCGTACAGGAAATTCGAAAAAAGAACCCACCTCGCCCAGTTAGTATAGCAAACTCGATTCGTAATCCACTTGCCGGAATTGTCTATTGCAGCAAATGTGGTCGTGCCATGGTTCGCCGTCCTTATCAAAAGCGCGGACAGGAAGATACCCTCATGTGTCCATATACGTCTTGCCACACAGTAAGTAGCAAGTTGCCTCTGGTTGAAAAATCTGTGATTGATGGAATTAGAGAGATTGTGGAAGAATATAAGTTAAACAATGATATTAATACATCTTCAAAGGCTATTGATTGCGGAATAACTTCTAAGCAGAATCTCATACACGAAAAAGAAAACGAGCTGGAAAGCTTAAACGCCCAAAAAGCAAAACAATATGATCTGCTCGAACAGGGCATCTACACCACAGAAATCTTCCTCGAACGTGCCAAAACTATATCCGCATCCATTCAGTCATGCTCCGATACTATAGAAAAATTAAAAGAAGAAATCAAACATGAACAGAATATTATAAAGCAACAATCAGATTTTATTCCTCGTTGCGAAGAGCTACTCGATAACTATTGGAGCCTTGATACAGAATCCAAGAATAAAATGCTTAAGAGTTTAATTGAAAAGGTTACATACTCAAAAGATACCAAAAACGCTTATGGGAAAGGCGATGAGATTAGTTTTCGGCTCGACATTTTCCCGCGAATCCAGAAAAAAAGTTAATGACAACATCTATGTGCTGACGAACTGGCGCATTGATGTTATCATTAATTTTGAAAAGAAATTCCCGGGGGAATTAACCCCGGGATAATTTTTACTGCTTCTTAATATATTTTGCAGATACAAAGCCATAATACTTTCCTGCGATACGGATATAATACCACTTACTACCGTTTTTATCTTTCTGGGTAAAATTCATTACTTCCACTTCATTTCCCTGGTTGAGCTTTGGGTATTTTTTGATGTTCGGGTACTCAGTTCCAGCCCAAGTACGCACATTAAGCACAGTGGCGGTTACATTCCCCTTGAAAAGCACCTGTGTCTTGTCCTGTTTTCCTGTAATGGTAGCGGATGCGGGGCCACCCTCCTTTGCCAGATATCCAGTCCAGATCCAGCCAATACCGATACCGGAAACTTTTACATGCGTCCACTTTCCGCTTGTCTTTCCGTCAATTTCAAAAACGGTTCCTTTATTGATTGAACCCATAACGTAACCATTCGGTGTCTCGCGGACATACAAGTCATTCACGGTTGCTACTCTGGTTCCTGTTTTTTTCCAGGTTGTGGTATTCTCGTAGGATTCCCAATCAATCCAAACATATCCGTCGATTGCTGAATCGTTGATGGAGTAGGATTTATTGCGAACCGCTCCGCCATTTGCCACCACTCCTGGAGCACTGGAAGTATTTCCCTCATTAGTATAAATTCTAGATCCATCAAAATTCTGTACATCTCCAATATGGGAGCCATTTCGGAAAATCAGAAGTGCACCAAGTTTCGGAACGGTATGCCATGTGTCCTGTTTTTTCGACCAGTTTTTTACGCTCTGACAGTTATAAAAACCGCCGCCCATGATTTTGAGGGCATTTGTGATTCCAATTACTTTCACCAGCTTCCAGAACTGATACTCTGCACACCATGGCTGTCCCTGGCATCCTGGTTGTCCCCAACTATTTACATCTCTTGCAAATTTTGTGTAATTGTTGTATCCTGCATTCTTTTTAAAATCATCCAGATAGGAGTTGCTTTTCTTTTCAAGGTACCCGCCGTTGGATGCGTAATAATCACCAAGGTTTAAAAATTCTTGTAATTTGCTCATTATATAATTCCTTTCATATTTGGTTCGCCCCTCAAAATTAAGTAGCGCAATACTTCGCTAAAGCCCTCTTTAGTTAAGTGTTCGCCAATTCTGGAAAATCTGCTAATGCTTGTAAATATAATGTTATAGCACCTTTTTCCGTAGGGTGTACATTATCACCCGACAGCATACCGTCATACCACGAATCTCCCTTGTGTTCAGCACCCACTGATTTTGCGAAATCTATATATTTAATTCCTGCATTTCTAACAACGTTATTTTTGTAGCTATTAAACTGTGTTGGTGTATTCGGAATTGTACACCCGATAAGTATTATATTATTTTCTTTACACACATTCTTTACATCATTAAATCTATTATTCCAGTTTCCGTTAACAGATGATTCATTATCTGGGTTATTCATACCCACAGCCCATAATATATATTTTGGTTTGCCGTGTTTTAATGTAGCTTGTAATGAATTATACGCATTATCAGAACCTCTACCCGGATAACCATCAATGAGCATATCTGTGCCATAACCATTGCTTAACAACTGAGCAATCCACCGTGCCTTATTTGTCATACCAAAATAGCTATCTCCATATGCCCATATTGGTGAAGAATAATTTTTGCAAGTCCAAGATACGGCACAATTTGCTAATTCTGTATTAATGCTATTTACAAAAATATTTCCAATGTTACCATCCCAGTCTTGTTCTGTATTGTATTTTTCACCATTAGATACTAATGTGATTTTCGCTTTATAGTTTGCGGCTACTTCAATTATAATATGAATTGTATTCACAATGGATAAGCCGTGTGCAAGTATTACTTTGTCGGTGGGTGTTGAGTATACTGTAATATTTGTGCTATCTACGACTATCCAGCTCGAAGGAGAATTTGTTTTAGTACCATGCCCCATTTCAAGTATAGAAAATGAGTTTACAATTCCACTCAAAACAAACACTTTTCTTGCCATAATATTATTATTTTCCAATACCCATGAATCACCGCTATGAAGTGTTCCGTTTCTATGCACTTGTTCATATACTTTTTCTCTTGGCAAGAATGTTTCTTTTAACTGCGTAATACCATACGGGACATAACCATTTACACCAAACGAATAATTTTTAGTAACCATTACATCTAACGTCGGATATAGTAATGTGAATTTTTCTGTAAAACGTAAACGTCTAGCGTTTATAGGTGCTGTTACATCACCAGTTATAATTGCACCGCTTATATACTTTCCATTTTCATCAAACCAATGCACTCTTACTTCCAGCTTATATATATTATCCTTGGCTGTATTCCATCTATAAAACCTCCATACATCCCCCTCATTTGTGTCAAAATATCCAGTTGTAATTGCATTTACTGTTGTAGAATCTGCGTACTCTGTACCATCAGCAATAGTTAATGCTACACCCTTTGTATTTGTAAATGAATGTGGGTTATATAGATTTTCAGTCACGTTAAATGCTTTGGTAACATCATCTTTAAAATACTCTATATCTTCCTTTAGCGAAGCAGTCTCACTGTCTACTTTCGCGAATTTATCCCCTACCGCTTTAGAATCCGCAAATCCGCCCTCTTTAGATAACGTTGAGTCAGAAACTGGCGTTTCCAACACTGCACCGTAAGGTAGTTGCCGTTTCTTTCCATCTGCTGTGATTATCCCTTTAAATGTATCAGCCATTATTGTTTACCTCCGTCGTTTTCAAACTCACATAGCCATTTGCATCCATGTTAAGTCCAACGCCCTTATCGGACAGGTACGTCTGGACCGCTTCTGCGATAGCTTCTTTATTGGTTCCGATTCCATCAGTACACAGTTTATACAGATATCTTTCTTTCCTGGTTATTGGCTCTGGTACCTTCCCTGTATAATCTCCAGTTAACTTTGCGAGATACATTTCTTCTCGCGTGATAGGTTTGTTGTCAGGCATTTTTTATACCTCCTTTTTTACTATGTATTGATTAATAACCTCTTTTAATTCCGTCAATTCTGTTTTGATTGATTCCAACTCGGATTGCAATTCTTTAACTTTCTCATGCTCATTTTTTAGCATTGCGAACATACATGGAATCATAATACGATAGTTCCAGTTCTCGGCATGTCCATTTTTGCCGTGATCAACAGCGATTGGAAATCTGCGGTCAATATCCTCTGCAATAAACATCGGCATTTCTTTACCGCACCGTTCGTCTTGCTCCATAAGATATCCGTCTTTGTACTTCGCCCAGATTACTTTGACTTTATAGAGGTCTTCCAGTTCGTCTTTCTTTACGGTTTTCCCAAGAATTTTATAATGCATAGAGGATGATGCAATTGTTCCGACATCTCCATTGTTATTTTTTCCTAAGTTACTACCGGTTATAAGCTTAGGCATTTCCGGCACATTGAGAGTCAGAGAACTGCTTCCAGTTGTCTCAACTTTCATCCTAGATACTGTTTTTAAAAGAAGACCAGCTTGTTTGCTCTCCAAAACAGTCCAATATCCATCAGAGTATTGCGCGGATAAATCAAGAAGTCCATGAACAAGGGAGGAATCGTAACCAGCTGTAGCCACAGACTCATTTATCTGGAACCACTCTTTTCCCTTGAAGTTTTTAAACCCAACTGAGTTATCTATTTGAGTTATTATATTTCCATTCGCGTCGTACACCTCAAAGGTGCCATATCCATTATTTGGACCGCCAAGCTTCAGCGTTCCGCCTTTTGCATATGTGAATGAAATATATAACTGGTTGCCCTCTTTATAAATTGCTTTCATGAAACCATTATTTGTAAGAAGATTAAATATCTCTTCGTGGGTAAGTGCGTCCACATCAATCAATATTGGAATAGTCTGTATATCAATCTGATTGTTGTTTCCTCCAGCTTCATACAGTATAAACCTTATATACACAACACTTCTGTCTAATGATCCAACTGTATAAGATTTTTCTGATTCATCCACAATACTTGCTAAAACATTACTATAAGTAGATCCATCAGTTGATGTTTGAACTTTCCATCTGCCTTTATATTCTTTTCTTTCTGCCTTATCCCCATCTCTATAATATGCTTTTGCAGTTATATTGTTTGGTGATACTTTATTATCCTGTCCGCGTTTTAAAATATCCGCTGACATTTCAATAAAATACGTTCTGCCAGGTACGCCTTGTTCTCCTTTTTCCCCGGCGTATTGCTTTGAAACAGAGAATCTTTTGCTAACGGATAATGTTTCCAGATAAGTAGCTTTTATATCTATCCATCCATTATCTGTATTTAATCCAGTTACAGTATATGTTTTTGTTGAGATATCCCATGTTCCATCCACTCCATCAGATTTTGATATCGTATAACTACAATCAGCCGTAATATCCTGTGTTCCGTACATCACAACGGCCTGTGTAGTCACACCACTTGGAAATGTCCCGTAATTCCCGTTAGAGTCAACAGATATTCCCTGATATTCGTTGCTTAATTGCAATGTCATATTTTTAGCAAGCGCAGCTGCTTTCATTGCATTTTCAGCTGTTTGCTTGATATCATTGATAGATTTTTCCCCGCCTATCTGCACGGATCCATCGAGATATACTTTTTTTGTATTCATATCTGCCTGGAATATTATATTTCCATCAGAATCCCTCACAGTTAAAGCACCGGAATCTATATAATTTGCATTTATCCCTTCTGCGTATAAAAGCCTTGTTATCAATGTTCCGTCAACAACAAATCCGTATGGATAAGTTTCACCGCCATCATTGGAAACCCCTATAGCATTACCGGTTAGCTTTATCACAACTTTTGATTCTTCTAGTAATGGTTTATCGTGCAAATAAGTAATAACGCTTTTATCTTCAAGCACCTCAAGAGTTTCAAAAAGTCCCTCTGAATTAGCCAGCGCATTTTCAAGTTTTTTAACAGCTTGTTCTCTGGCTGTTTTTTCGTTTTCAATGATTTTTTTAGCAGCTATTAATGTTTTATCAGCAGATGATAAAAATTTGCTACTCCCTCTTATTGGATTTTCGGCTTTTGTTTTTACATCTGTTGTTCCGTTCAGCCTGCTTGATACATCGGTAATCGGCGTTATATACTTATTTTCTTTTCTGTCGTAAGTAAAAGCCATATCTCCGAATTCTGTTAACGGGTTGTAAATCAGACTTCCTTCCATGCTCCGGAATGATTTCCCGATTAGATTATCTCCAATCCATCCAGCTACAGTTTCAAGATCAGCATCACCAAGCAAATCATTTTCCAATTCCAGGACATACCCATCTTTTCCGTACACGGCATCTAATTCCGTATTTTTTACCTTGATTCCGGTTATTACGATATCATCACTTGAGAGAGTCGGCGAAGAAATATAATCTCTCAACCTGGTAGGATTTCCAACTCCTTCTTTTAATGTGAGATATCCATCACTATCTAAATACCAGTTTCCGGCATTTGGAGAAATAAATCCATCGGAATCTGCGCTTGATCCACTTCCAAATACAAGATATCCATCATCCCCGACTGTGGCTCCGTAATCTACTGATATTGAATCGAAATCCCATTTGATCAACTGTAAATTACCATTTACATCCACCCTTGCATTAGCCGAATCCAACATAGCTATCCAGCCGATCAGCTGCCGGAAGGTAATTCCATCTGGAATACTGTTGATTGCCACGTCTCCGTGCTCCATGGAAGAAAAGCCCATAGAGATTCCAATTGTCACGCAGGCATCCTGGAGCAATGTAAAAGCTGACTGTGGAAGTACAAGGTTGCTTGTGTAAAGCGCATTTGCTTTATACATATCATCCAAAGCAGTGAATTCAAGGACTTCACCGTACTGTTCAGGAGTTGTAATGGTGTAGGTTCCTTTTTTTATGGTTTCCACAACGCTATCCGTTACTTGCATTTTGAGGTGGGCGGTTAATTTTGCTTTGTAAAAGTAGTAATCCTTCCACTGGTCCTCTGTGTTATCCAAGCTCAGTGTCATGGACTTACATATTGTGGTTCCAATCGGGAAACTGTTGCTTTCAGCGCAATCCGTAAAGCCTCCTCCGCCTACCAGAATTTCACTATCTAAGGTCTTTTTTCTCCCATCGGCGAAGGTGATATCCACTATTTCATATAGTATTTTGCCTTCTGCAAGTGCATTTTTAAATGCTTTAGATGCATTAATCAAGTGGATTCACCCCCTGCATATTGAATGATATTTCAGAATAATATTCTCCTACTTGAGCTATATTATATTGCATTTTCCCAACATAAAACTGTTCTGAACGCCATTCGTTTTTGTGCGCTAACCAGTGATACAACATAAATGGTTCTCCTTTAATGATTGCGTTTACGAGATTAGTTGATTTCTCATCAACGCGAACATTTGTGGCTTTATAGCTATATTGCATAACTGTATAAAGTGGTACTATTATTGCTCTTCCATACTGTGTGCGGTTACTTCCTTCTGAATATGTAGTTTCGAATTTACACTGCATATCCTTATCTGGCTGAGGGATGAGAAGTCCATTTATCTTGTATCTATCAGTTATTGATTTACTTATTGAAAATGCCACGTTCTCACCCCCCCTACGCCAATTCAAACAGATTCGTACCGCTTGCATCACGTCTTAACTTTGCTTCTTCTATAACTTCATCAAATATTGTTCTGCGATTAATTTGCGCCGTAAATCGAACGTTTCCACTGCCGCCCTGCTGATGTCTTGCAAATGCATCATCAATAATTTCTCGGATAACGCCTTCTGGGGCTTCCAGGTTGCGTCCGTTCTTCTGGTCTCCAAGGACTGCCAGAAACTCTGATCTTGGCGGAATAACGGCACCTTTTGCAAGATATGGAATTGTAGGAACTCTTGGGAAATTAGCCGTAAATCCAATTGTCCTTGATCCAAACGGAGTTGGAACCTTCCACGGTCCAAATGTAAATGCTGATTCAATGCCGCCGATTGCGCTGTTTACAGTTCCAATAGCGCTGTTTGCAATTCCGATGACTTTGTTTAGAATATCCCGGATGGTATCACGGATACCGCCAAAAATTTCCACCACTCTGTCTCTTACCGATGTAAATTTGTTTACAATAGCATCGCGGATAGCTGCAACTTTATTTCCCACAATCGTCACGATATTCTCCCAGGTTTCTCTTGCATTGGCTTTCATACCGTTCCATAAAGTTGAAGCTTTTTCTTTCATGTCGCTAATTTTTCTGGTTGCCGCTTCTGCCATTTCTCGCGTCTTTGAAGTAACAAATTTAACTATCGAAGAAACGACATTTGAAACAAGTGTTCCTATCGCATCCAAGATTCCAGTAACGGTTTCTTTCAGATCAGAAAGAATCATACTTACACCTTTGCCCATTGTTTTAAAGAAGCCAACAACAGCAGATGCTACGATTCCTGCAACTTCTTTGATTTTGTCCCAGTTTTTGTACAGTAATACGCCAATCGCAATACAAGCTCCAACGGCAATAGCAAATATCCCCCCCGGTCCGATAGCTGTTGCAATAGCTTTAATACCGCCTATAATTCCGCCGGAACCAGTCATTAATGCTATGAGGCCTTTTGCATACAACATGATCGTACTGATGCTTTTACCAATACTCGAAGCTAATCCTGCTATTTTTGTAGCGGCAAATGCTCCAATCAAAGCCGTACCGAATGCTTCGATGATTGATTGGTGATCCGCAAAGAATCCTGCCAAATCAGACACTAGGTTAATCACTGTTGGAATTCCTGTTTCAATCAGCCATTTCAGCATCGGAAGAACAATATTATTGTAAATCCACTCAAGAACGTTTCCGATAGATTCCAGAATTGGTGCAAATGTACTGGTCAGATTACTAATAGATTCCAACAGCGGATAGAAGTCCAAGTTCGCCGTCCATGTCGCTGTATCCTCTGCAATCTTCTCAACAAACTGCATGACCACCACAAGAGCATCTGCGATATTCTGTATAATCTGCGTTCCGACGTTGTTTTTGCTCCACGCGTCAGTGAAACCGGAAGCAATGTTCCCAACGGTCTTAAGCACGTTCTGGGCAATCTTAAGCATGGTTGTGAGCATTGTTGTGCCTGTGCCATTTGTCCAGACCTCTACAAGGCTTTTACCTACACTTACAGCGAGCTTTTTGAGTCCATCAAGTGCGGTTTTTGCTGCATTAATAGTATTCTTGCCCTCTTTTTTCCATGCATCCCGAAATGGTTTCCAAAGTTTTTTGAGAAGGTCAGCAAGTTTCTTTGCGGAATCACTAATCTTGTCAAGTGCAGTTTCGCCCTCTGCGAGATTACCGTAGTCCACATTTCCTACTGAACTCGGAATGCCGCTGTTACCTGCTCCTCCGCTTCCACCAGATGAAGATGGTGTGGAAGATGAATTGCTGCCAGTAGATGTGACTTTGTGAACTTCATCAAGTGACGAAAGATAGTTTTTTGTTTCCTTATTCGCTTTTTTTGTTGCTTTTGCATTGTCGTTCGTGGCATCTGCCAGTTTTTCTGCATTATCCGCTGCCTGCCCATACTGATCTGCTGTATCTGCAACTGTATCCGTTCCGACAAGCCCTGCGCCGCTTCCACCTGTCTGACCAGAAGATTTCTTTCCGGTTATAAGTTCTGTGAAGCTTTTGAACGCATTTGCCAGAGTTGCCAGTTTGCCGAGTAGAATATTGATTACTTTCAGAACAGGTGTGAAAATATTAATCAATCCCTGTCCAACTGTTGCCTTGAGAGATTGTAGCTGTAACTGTATCACTCGCACCTGGTTCGCCCAGCTGTCAGAAGTACGAATAAAGTCACCAGATGCGGCAGACAACTGTTTCTGTACAAAAGCCAGACGCAGAGCTACTTTCTCCTGCTCGGTCATGGCGGATGTGGTTTTCCCGTATCCATTAGCCAGTGCATACTGGTCGAGGGCACTTTGCGTCATAACGACACCCAAATCTTTCAATGTCTCGGTTTCACCCGTAAACACTGATTTCAGTTTGATATAGGCCAAGTCCTGACTGATATTATAAAATGATGCTACGTCACCAGTCAGCTGTGTTAGAGCCGTTGACATGTCATAAGCCTGTGCTTCTGAGAATCCGAACGACTTTGACATTGCCCCGAATGTACCAACATACCGCTTTGCCATAGTCTCCGATAGTCCGGCGCTGGTCATAGCATTCTTTGCAAATTCGTTTACCTTGTCAGACATGGTTGTAAATGTAACATCAACCACGTTCTGAACTTCTGCGAGGTCGGAACCAAGTTCTATAGACTCTTTACCAAATTGAATTAGCTTGCCAACAGCAAAAGCAGAGCCAACCAGAAATCCGATTCGCTTTACTATCGTTCCTAATCCTTCAAACTGGCGACCTAAAAGATTTACTTTTCGACTTGCGCCGGAAATGTCCATTTTATTAAATGAGTTAGAAACCGTAGTACCTGTTTTTTTTGCCGAATTCCCCATTTTGTCCATAGAGTTTTCGACTTTTTCTGATTTTTGCTGTAAAGATTGAAACGAATCTTCTAGTTTTTCAAATCCATCGTGAAATATGCTATTAATATTTGCATTTATTTCTTTGACCGAGTTTGCTAAATCTTTAAATGCCGCTTGAACTTCTTTGACACCAGACGATATTCCGTCAGTATCTATTCTAGTATCAATGATAATTGAGCCATCAGCAGCCATACATTCACCTCCTAACTATTTGAGGTTCAACATCTCATTCAGCGCATCCTTGTACGCTTGCTCTTCTTCGCTGAGACGTGTTTTTATATCAATAATGTTCTTATTTTCTTGATAGAATTTCTTTTCCCATTTATCGAGTTTTTCGCCCTTTGCCTTTTTTGAACGAATTCCAACCACTGTATTAAAAAGGCATTCACCAGATTCCATAAAGTACCCGAAAAACGTCCACCAGTGCATATAAGGCACTGCTCTGATTTCTTTACCGGCAACCT